TGACATGTCAGAGACTTTTAAATCAGCTGCACTCGCAAATCTTCTACCTTCATCAATAATTTGATTCATTAATGAGTTTAATACTTGACTTGGTTCTTTATAAGGGAGTGGTAATATATTATCTCTGATGCTACCTGATGGTACATCTACATCTCTAAACTCAGCAGGGGATATTGGTGTGTCATCACCTTTGATTCTAAGTCCTCTAGACTTAAACCCGCCTGGTAAATTAGATAGTGTACCTGCATCTACTAACTGTCTAAGTATCATAGTTCCAGATTTAGCAAACGCACCTATTAAATGTATTAATCCAAAATGATAAAAACCAAAACCAGGAACATAACCATAGTGCACAAAGTGCTGACGTTTCTGTCTAGTTTTGTCATCTTGGTTCCAATTACGTCTGATAGCAAGTACTGTATTGGTACTCTTCTCTATAGTTACGACATAAGGTAATGCGATTCCTGTTTGCTCACCATCCACCTCATCTTCATAACCTTCTAAGTCTAAGTCAACGTGCATCTCTAGTATCTTGAAGCGACTGTCAGTTGTAGCACTAAAACCCATCTTCTCAGCTATCTTTTTCTCAACATCATCTAAATCATAAGTTGGCTCACCTAAGTCTACATCTTTATAGAACCCACCAACTTGTAATTTGCGTAATTCGTTTTGTGTTTTACGCATAACGTGAGTAACCCTTTCTGCACTTTCTAAATCAGATGCACCATAAGGTACAACTAAATCTTCAGCTGGAATATACATAGAAACTTGACGTTCTAAGTTAGGGTCATAATAAACTTTCTTAAAAGCGTTACCTGCAAGACCTAAACCCCATAACATTCTTTCGTGTTCAGGTCTATACTCAACCATTTTCTCGGTGAGTTGATAATTCATATTCTCTCTGACACGATTAGCAGCATCCATATTTTCTTCAGTTTCTTTGCCAATAATCGTAGTTTTAACTGGACCACTCGCTGGGAAAGTTTCGGTCATAGTCTCTGCTTGAAACTTCACAAGAGTCTCTGTTAATAGAGGGTGATAAACATTACAAGCTCCTTCCCATGGTTCACTTCTGTCTTCTAATTTAAGACCTAAAAGTTCTAACCCATCTACATAAGTATCAAGCCAGTCTTTACGAGAACTTACGTCTCCTGCATAATCACCGATTAAATCACTAGCTAACTTTTCAAGTAAGTCATCATCCATTTCTTCTGCAAGGTTTGCAGCGAACTCATCATCGTCCATACGGTCAGGGTCTATGGTAATCTCCATATCTCCTGCTTTGATAGTGACTTCTTCTGGGTCTTCGATTTCTATTTCTAAATCAGGCTCTTCTTGAGCCATCTCTTCCATACCAAGAGGAGCTTGGTATAACCCTTTATCAACGTTGTTGTCTTGTGCCATAATTTTTTCCTATAGTATACAGATTATCAATAATATTAATAAAACTGCACTTACAATTTTGTGGTAAGTATTATATTTATCCATTACCCATCTTCCTGCTTCTCTCAACTTTTGATATAACATAATTATCTCCGTTGTTAAATAACATACAGACGTTTCTGATTGTACCTTCTAAAACTCGGAATGTCATCTTCTTCGTCACTCGGCAACCTAATAAATCCGCCCTGCCTAAATCTCATTAAGGCAAGCGTTGTCGCATCCACTAGGTCGTCATTCGCACCTGAAGGAAAATCGTTACACTCTTCTATCACTTCGTGTGCCCATCTTCTGTCTGGTGCCCATACTATACCTGAATTAAATAAATCAGACACAGCGTTCACACGACTAATTTTATCCTGTCCTTTGCCTGGTGTAAACTCTCCTACAGGAATCCCCATACGTCTAAATTCTTGGTAAAGTGCAGCACCGTTTGACTTCTTCTCTACCACGAACGCATCAGGCTCCCACGATTTATACTCTTCTAGACATAATTCTTTGAGCTCTGGAAACTCCAGTCTCTGCTTAATAGCATCTAGAAGAACAATATTATAGTTATTAGTTTCTTCATTCATAAACACACCCCAAGTAGTCAGGGCATTGTAGTCAGCACGGTTGTTCTTTTCTTGAGCCGCATCAAGTGTCATTATAATAAATTCACAACTGGGTGGGTTTTCTTCTTCCCATATGTTCCACCACTCACGTTTTATTAGTGCTCCTTCTTCAGATACTGGGTTTTGTAAATACTGTGCGTTCCAATAGCGTATATCTAATGCTGCACGTCTAGACTTTAGTTCATCTAACGACCAGAACTCAGGCCACAATGGTACTTCCTCTCCGTCTTGTTCTAGTATCGCTGGAAACTCTACCACTTCCCAGTCGTCTACTTCATCATTCTTCACCATCTGGTCTACAATCTGTCCTGTCAAGTCAAGTTTTGACCAACGCGTCATCACCACAATAATCGCACCACCTGGCATTAGACGTTGTAGGGGTCCTGATTGGAACCATTCCCAAGCAGGTAGAAAAACATCAGCCTTTCCTAGTTTTGCATCTTGTTCAGAATGAGGGTCGTCAATGATAAATAAATCAGCCCCACGACCAGCCAAAGCACCACCGACACCAATAGCGAAATACTCGCCATTAAAGTTCGTACCCCAACGGGACGCTGACTTAGAGTCCGCCTGGAGCGACACATCTGGGAATATATCTTTGTATGAGTCAGAGCCAACCAAGTTCCTAACTCTTCTACCAAAGTTGACAGCCAAGTCTGCAGTGTGCGAAGCCATAATGACCTTTTTGGCTGGGTGCTTTCCCAAAAACCACGCAGGTGCGAGATAAGATATGAGCTCACTTTTACCGTGCCTTGGTGCAATGTTAACAATGACTCTTTTGCGTTTACCTTCAGCAATCTCTTCAAATAATTTAGCCAATTTTGCATGATGTGCTCCTACTTTATAGTCTGGATATACGTGTCTAATAAATTCTAAGAAAGTTTTACCGCCAGCTTCTTTAACTAGCTCGGCTTTGTACTGTTGAAGTAGTTGTAAATTGCGAAGTCGTTCTTTCTCGCTCATCTGTGGGAGTGCTTGTTCTAATAACTCTAAATCTTTAGGGCTAATCATCTTCAAACTCCACGTCTTGTACTTCTACCACTTCTTTAGTATGAATAATCTTGCCTTTTAGTTCTTGTATAGTCTTCATTAGTTCTTTTTCTAGCTCTTCACCTGACTTATTGATGTGAGTTACCTCAGTTTTCTTCTTAAATGCGTCTACTCCGTCTATTTCACCAATCGCTTTCCACGCACTGATGCGTTCTCTAGGTGATTTTGCTAGGGCTGCCTCTTGTAGTAGACCATTGAGGACTGAAAGTTTAATATTAGCAAGGTCTTCTGTGACCATATGTGAGGTAGTGGACACTAAACCCGCTAAGTAAGCTATGGTTTCGTTAGGATAATTGCCAAAATCTGGTTTCACTTTCGGATTTGCCATCATTTCTGTCGCCACTTCCTTTGCCTGCTCCATATTCTCTGCAGATGGCTCTATGTTTTCTCCTGCTAAGTCAGAAATAAGCTTAACTGTGTTAGCTCGCATCATAAGTTCTTCATCGGGAGACATATCGGGTAGGGCTTCTCTGGCATTTTTTGGTAATGGAATACTGTCCTCTATGTTTGGGACCATCACCACTTGATTTTCGGAAGTGTTTTCTGTCTTCATGTGTCGCTGTTTACACCTATATATTAATTGCAGCTTACTTTACAAACTCCTAGTATAATATATAATTACAAGTAATACAATGAAACTTGAGAGGTTTCTATGAAGATGGATTTAACGAGAGACGGAGTTTTGCATTTAGATATCTTTGATGTGGAGACTCAAGAAGAAAGAGATCAATTCCTTTACTATTACTTAGGGCTTTCCCGCAATGTCAAGAAAAAGTTTGAGAATGCTTATTACGCAGCCTATAATAAAAAATTATTAGGAGAACCTGAAGCAAGTATCATTCACACAGATGTACAAGGAGTTACTCATATTGAAGTACACCCCCACGATATCGTAAATAATCTAAAGCTGATTAAGCAGATTATACTATCAGATTTTACATCCTTTAGTGAACAATAATGAAAAAAAGAGAAAAAGTGAATAAACAACTGGACGAAATGTTTCTGGTCTGCTGGAAAGACCACACCGCTAATGCATCTTGGGTTGACGATATAGAGAAAGAAAAGTTTACGACTTGCTGGTCTGTGGGTTGGCTCAAAGGTGAAGATGATGATTGCATCAAGCTCGTAGATACATACACTGATGACAACACAGTAGGTGGAGTTATGGTGATTTTAAAGTCTTGCATTGTTGAGATGTATATGATAGAAATGTAATAAGTAAAGTTTTAGGACAAATACAGTCCCCTACGTAACGATGATTTTTGGGTCTTTAATATTTTCAGCCCAGCCTCGAGTTTAAGTTTATTGTCGTTACTTTCTTTCCCCCACGTCTAATGCTGGGGGTTTTTTTGTCTACAGTTTATGAGGCATCAACCCACGATAGTATAACCTTCTATACTGTCCGTTAATCTTACGGTTTGGGTGTGCTGCCATTATCTTTGCGAGTGTATACATATCGCCTCCCTTGTTGAAACTTAGGTAAGCTTTTCTCCCATGCTTTATGGCTTCATTGAGTATACCTTGGTTTTTGAATTTTTTGCAGAAAATTTTTTTGCATTTGCCTCTCCTTTGATGACGGGGGGTACTTTACATATAGAGGGGGTCGGTGGCTGGCTTTACATATTTTTCTG